TGTTTAGGCCTTTCATATTGCCTGCATAGGCCTTTGCAAGCGCGTCTGTGACGTCAACTAAAGGCTTACCTGTAGCCGCCGCGACGTCGGTTGCCAGGTTCATCAGGTCTGTGGCTTTGGTGACGTCTTTAGTAGCAACGATCAGTTTCTGAAACGCTGGCCGCGCCTCATCATCCGAAATGGCAGCGCTTTTTGCCAAAGAAGAAATGTATTTCTCGACTGACGCCACCTGGCTGTCTGTTGCTCCAGAGCTTGCTTTTATTTGTCGAGCAAGGCTGGCCTGTGCTGCCTCATCCTCAATGGCGGCTTTTACGCTGTCGCCAATAACAGCAGTCACAGCGCCAAGCGCCGCAGCTGCCGGCACAGCCGCTTTCTTAATGGCGAATTGGGCTTTTTCGCCTACGGTCTCCAGTTGCTTAAATTCGCGCTGTGCGCGCTTTATGCCGGCTGAGTCAAAATCGCTAATAATGGGTATGGAAATCATTGCAGTTCTCTGTTCACTCGACTAATGACCTGCAAGGTTGCACGTTCAATTTCTTTTGTCACTTCACGTATCTTGCTGTACACAGACGGGCCAAAAATGCGAGTGCGGCCTTTACGTGGCAACTGACCAAAAATGGCACTTAAATTGTCGGTAAATGGGCTGCTTGTTTTGCGGCCAGCTGTCTCAAAAATGTTTGCTGCAACATCAGTTTGCACAATGTTGATAACGCTAGTTGCAGTGCGTCGAGTGTCTAATTTTACCTTTACCCCTTTGGCGGCTTTGCCTGGGTCGTAGGGGAAAAGTGTCCGGTAGCTGAATGACCATGTTTTAGACATTCCAGACAATGGCAGCCCAGCAGACGCATAGCGAGACTTTGCCTCGTTTATCGCTGGCGCTGCTATTTGGTTCAGTTCGGCAGCAAACTGTTTGCGTAGCCCAGGCTCAATTTTGTTAAGCGAGGCTACAGCCTGCCGTACTCCTACAAGTTCGGTTTTTATTGTTGCTGTCATTTGCGCTGCCTTTGCTTGTTCATAATACTAATGCAAGTGTTTAGGTCAGCGGTAGCAAACTCGATGTTCGGAGGCCAGAAACCAGTTTCTATGAGCAAATGGCATAGAGCTAGTCTGAAGCCTCCTGTATAGGGTTTGCGTCGTCGTCGCCCACAACCTCTGGCATTGCAGCCAGTTTTTTTATGAAGTCGTCAAAAACTACTGGCACTGTGATGCCGTGCAGTTTGCTGGCCTCCCATGCAAGATACGCCAAATCCTCGGCGCCGATGCCGTGTTGTAGGTCGCTCATTTTGCGTTTATATTTGCGTTCCCATTGCACAGCGCACCACAAATTTGTAGTGACCTCGTACGGGCCGTTGCCTGTGTCAAGTTTTAGCGTAATTTGCATGTCTGCCGCCTTGCTTCAGTTGTTTGTTATGGGGTGATGTCTCGCGCGTATGTGCCGCCAATGAATGACGCGGTGACCATTGACAGCTCGCCTACAGCGCCAGCAATGGGCGTGAAGTTAACGAGCTGCATGTTGATGATTGTGTATTCAGGGTTTGTCGTGCTTTCGCTGGTGCCGGCTGGTGAAATGGTCAGCTCTGTGGTGCCTGTGCCTACGTTGGCAAACAAGGTTGCCTCGACTTCGCCGGCGCCATAAGACAAAAACATTTCTAGCTCAACTTCAACAGTTTGCAAGCCTGGTACAAAACGGTGGCCAGTATCGCCAAAAGCAGTTGACTCTAAACTGTCAACTCCGAGCGTGATGGTTGCGCTACGGCATTGGTCAGTCAAGTCAACTTTTGCGCCTCCAGTTGTAGGTGCCAGGTTCACTGTTGGGTTTGTGAGATACGTGCTAGTTGCCATTTTGTCTCCTAAAAGAACACTGCGTTATGTGTAGAGCGTAACACTTTTATGCCGTCTGTGCTTGTAAAGCCATCTGCAGAATGTAGGCAGGATAGGTTGCCCCACCTATCTCCACTGCCCCTGGCTGCCCAGACATTACGATTATTGGGCTTGCCAGCACTAACGCGGCAATGCTCAGTAGTTTCTGTAGTACAGGCAGGCCTGCTGGCCCTGTGCCAATAACTTTGACCTGAAATTCCATGCGCACTATGTTGCCTGCGCCAGCAATGGTGGTGAAGCTCGGCGCGTCAAGAAACACACAGTTAGGTACTATTTTTGTGGCGTCGTTTGTGACGCGCAAACCTGTTACAGCTGTCAATGTGGCTGTGACGTCAGCTATGGCCTCGTTAAACAGGTCTGTGTAAGCCATTAGGCAACCTGGGGGCGGTCGATGCCTAGCAGCTGCTTAATTACTGGCGTCATGGCGTTGACGTTTGCCTGGCCCATGCCGTCAAAGGTTGCAAAGGTGTCTTGGGTGCTGCCTCGACTACGCCACAACGCTGCCGCATACATAAGCGTGCCCAGAGTAACGTCGTGCCCTGGTGAAGTTGTCAAACTGTCTGCGTAGCCTGCCTCTTGCCGGCGCCGATAGCAGAAATCGTTTGCTGCGTTACGAGCTTGTGTTAACAGTGTCATGTCGTCTGACGGGTCGGCAATATCTATGCCTAAATAAGTTTCGCATGCGGCTACTGTTACCCAGGTGCAACTCTGCGTGTAAGTGACTGTGCCGGTATATATGACTGTGTACAGCACGTCGTCGCCAGTGCAGGCAAACAACACTTGGTTTTCGCGCGGCACGTTTGCGTCAAAAAGTAGTGCGCCTGTTTCGTTTTCTACGCCAATAAATTTATACAGCGGCGTGTCGAGCACGGTGAACGTGCCGTTAAACGGTGACGTAAGACTGGCTACTGTTATTGACTGGCCTGTAACTATTTCTGTAGGTTCCAGCGTTTGCAGTACTGCGTAGTTGTCTAGCAGTTGCTTGCTTTGTGTTTTATATACAGCCACAGCTGCGCCGCCTTTCTGTTAGGCGGTGGTGATGCTTTGGATACAAACTGGAATATTAGCAAATGTGGCAATATAGCCATAGAAAGTCACGTCCCTGCCAAGCAACTCAGCGTTTTCCACAGTCATAATTCCGCGAATTTCCTCATAGAAAGAAAACGCTGAGGTAGCTGAGTTGCGAGGTGTGTGTGCAACAATCATTGTGCCTGAAGCAAAGTTATTGCTTACTACTACTTCAAGACCCAATGGGTTAATGCTGTTGTAGTTCAGGCCGCCAGTTTGGCCGCCTAATCCGTTCATGCTGATGTTGTTGTTTGCGCCGACGTAACCAAACACTGGGCGGTTTTGGCTGTCAAGCTGACGACCCAATTTTTCCCACACGTTAGGTGCGCAATAGATGTGCGTTGGGAAATAGTTAGTGTCTTCAGCCATTTCGCGTGCTGCGTCATACAGTGCGTTTACCAATGACGTTGGGTCAGTCTGTGAAAATGTCCAGGTGCTACCAGATGCTGTTGCAGCTGCTACAAGCGCGTCAGCCGCTACGTCGTCGGTGCGTATCATGTACTCGCCGCTGAGGTCGTTGATGATGGTTTCGAGCGCTGGGATAGCGGTAAAGTCAATATCCTGTTGGGAGATAAAAACGCCACCAGCTTGCGTACTTTTTGTAACGGTATTTGCTGAAAGGGTCATTTTTTGCGACGTTACAGCTGAACCTTCAGTTTGTGTGCTTACTGAGGTGTGCTGCGAAATCTTGGTTTTGGTAAATGTTTTTGATGGTGTTGACGGCATAGCCGATACGCCAAGTGCTGTGACGACAGGTCGCATGAATGACAAATCTTGGATAACAGGTCCGAGCAGTCTCTGCTCTAGGAGGCCCGCGGTGTCAGTTGTCAAATCTTGTGCCAGCGCAAATTCAAGTGCTGTTGAGTTCTGCTTCAAGTTGTCCTTGAACGCTGCGTTTACTGCGCGGAATGTGTCGCCGCCAATGTGCATTGCTGCCATGTATTCGGCAGCTGACGGCATCTTAAATGCGCGTTTTGGCTGTGCGTACAATGGTGCTGAAGCCTCAATAACTTCTGGTGCTGCTGGTGTAGTTTCCACTGGTGTCTCCTCAATAAGTTCGGTAGCGTCTTCGGTTTCGCCGTCGTCGCTATTGTCATTATTACATAAATTTTCTGTGTTTGCATCAAAACTGGCAGCCACTTGAGTAATTACTGAGCCGGCAAATGCCGGTGTTGGCACTAAAGACAGCTCTAACCAGTCAGCAGCCTCAACCACCATCACGCCGTCTTTGTTAAACGTAAATTTGGTCGGGTTAACGCCTACAGAAACGCTGTCTAAAACGCCGTCGGCAGCCAAAATGAGCGCTTCGTCGCCTAGCGCTGTTGTGCTTACTTTTGCCACAAAATACATAGCCGTTTCATCTTCTTCGCGCTCAGTCACAAGGCCAATGGCGGCAGTCGAGTCATGCGACATAAACAATTTGGGTGCCTTGCCGTCGGTAGGCAGTGCGCCTGGCATAAATGTGACCACCTGCCCGCCAGTAA